CTTGGCGCGCCTGCAATTCGGAAATGGTGGGGAAGTTCAGATCGGTCATTCTTCAAAGCTCCCGTACATGTGGTCAAAAATCTGGGCTTCGGTTGATTTGGGCGCGGGGGTCGGTGGTGGTGTGCGACCCCCGCGCTTGCCAGGGGGAGAGGAGACCCCTCGGCGGACGCTGCACCCCTCTTGAGTGGCGGCTTGCAGCGTTTCGATGACTTCTTTGAGTTGCTTGAGGGGGCAGGACATGCCGGCTACTCGGCGGCGATGGAGATGCCGCGATCCGCGCAAATAGCCTCAAGCTCGGCCTGCAATTCGTCGGTGATTTCGCGCGCTACCTCAAAAGCGTTGGTTTCAACATCGAACTCAAGAACGAAAGCTCGGGCGGGCTGCCCCTGCTCTACGCACTCGGCAAACTGATCATAGGCGTCGTCGCGATCCGTGCAGGCATCGCCGGCCGATCCGATCCCGACCTCGGCAAAGTTGGTGACGACAACGTAAATGGTGGGCAGTTTCAGCATGTTCTTTGTTCCTCTCATCTGCCCCGCGATTGGCTCCCTGTTGGCGCGCTGGCCGGGTTGGGATGGTGCCTCTTCGGCGGGGTGTGTGGGAATGGTTATACGTGATGGGAATATTCCCGTCAAGAATGAAAATGCCTGTAGGGAATTATTGCACTGACCAGCCCGACTCAATGTAGTACGCTCGCGTCGAGCGCCGGCACTGGCGCTGTGAGAAAGGAGATAGCTATGTGGTGGATTATTGGCGCTTTGGTGGTGGCGCAGGTCGTTCAGGTCGTGTGTATTTTCAGCCTGAAGTGTGACTTAGAGTCGGCCCACCGGAGTATCGGAAATATGATCCGGCTACTGCGGCGCACGAACAAGGATTTCGACGCGTGACCGTTTGCAGCAACATCCATCTCAATGGGGACGCGGTGCGCGGTCATGAAGGCGCACATGGTCAGATTGACACTGAAATCGAGTTCCGTTGGATCTTCCCATGGGGCAGTTTGCGTTCTGATGACATTCGGCTGAACGAAGCGGGCGCAGGACCAGAACGGAGCCTTGATGTATTCAAGGGTGATGGGGCGGCTTTCGCGGTTCTTAATGTCAATGGTGAGCGTGTACCAGAGGTCGTGACCTTCCACAGGCGTCATCTTCATGGCGATCTTCGGACGAATGCGCCTGCGGCCATCCTTGAGGCGCTGGTAAGACAGCCAGAACGCGCCACCGGCGAGTGTGGCGTTGATTAAATCAAAGATGCTGGGCGATTGCGACATTTCATGAGTATGGTCGCGCCAGCGACGTATCGTCAATGCCGATCAAATGCCGAGATACTACCTCTCTGCCCAGGCGGGGGAGGATGGCGACTATGGTTGAAACCAAAAAGCCCCGCGCGAGGCGGGGCGTCTACTTGGCTGCAATAGATGGGACGAACGGTCAGTCTTCGTCGTCGGTTTTCTTGCCGGATTTTCCGCTGGAAAGAAACTGGCCCAGCCAAGAGGTTTCTGACCATTCCCCCGTCAACACGACGCGTAGCAGGTGAGAGACAGCCAACAAGAACACGATCATCCCAATGGATTGAAAGAGTCCAAAGAGATATGCGATCGAGACAAACGCGGTTAGCATTAGAGTTGCTAAAAAGCCTGTCACGATTAAAGCGAGCTTGAAACTGCTATCCTCTCGCTGATGCCTACGATCTTCTTGATCGACCACCTTTTCCGCCAAGTCCGGGTTGGTTTCAGCTAGCCGTCTGAGTTCGGTCAGGCTGGTGGCATGGTAGTGAAGATCTTTTACGTAGAGCGCGCGGCCATTTGTGGACGAATTTGGATCCCTGCCAGGCTCTCCAGGCAGGTTATTTTTTGGGTCGTCTTGCAATATTTGTTCCAGCCTTGGCTTTATTGTTGTTATTGCTTGCTGTGGCGGAGTGGGTGATTGCGACTTTTGCTGCGCGTATGATCGGTCTTAACGTCAGAACTTCCTCGACGCCCCGATTGAAAGCGCGTTGATCCACCCGTACTGTGTTTGACATGGGTCTGCCTTTCGTTTGCACATTGCGATTCTGCTTCTGGCGGCAGTTAGTATCATCATGGTAGTTTAGATATTGCTACCTACACCAGACAAATATGCACTTTAATGGTGAAAGTCAAAGTTGCCCCTGCTGAATGGGCTGTTTGAGGCCGATTTCCGCTTCTGGGCAAAAGCCTCTCTGGCTTTGCCGTGGGCTGATCCGGTCCATTTTCTTCCTCGTTAATTCAGCGCCTTAAATGCGCGCTGTGGTTGGCTGCCTTGACCTGACTCGCGACCGGGCTGTAGTGTGAACGAATAGTGAACATTAGGGGGGTGAGGCATGAATGCGGATGAAGAATTCGAACTGATGGTCTTGGAAATGAGCGATCAGCAGCTTCATTCTCTCATTGATCTTCTTGCGCAAGATCTTGCGGCTGTTCAGAAAAAACAGCCCTTGCCATGTCCTGCCACCCCTTGCGGCGTAGATCAGGAAGACTTCGATACGCGTCAATAATTGCCCTCTCTGCGTCAGAGCGATCAGCAAAAAGGTCGGACACCCCAACTCCCAGAGCGTCAGCAACGGCCTTAATTGTTCTCAGTGTCACGCTCTCATTTCCTCGCTCCAGCTTGGAAATGGTTGGCTGCTCAACGCCCGCCATCTCGGCAAGGTCGGACTGGGAAAGCTTCTTGGCTTTTCGTATGGCGGCAACATTATTCATGCCCCCCAACTTACCATCATCCGCTCTTGCGCCAAATTCCACATGGGAATAAGTATACTTGACTGGAATATGCCGGTTGGGTATATCAGCCCTCATGAATGCACTCTCCAAATATCTCGAAGACCGCGAAATCAAGCAGTCTAGCTTTGCTAATCATATTGGCGTGAAGCAAGGAACGGTTTCGCGCCTTAGAAACGGCGTGATGCGCCCAAGCTTGGATTTGGCGCTCGCTATTGAGAGCGCGACTAATGGCGAGGTGCCCGTCTCTTCTTGGGTTTCCGCAGCCGAGGAGGGTTCGACATGAGCGCTTACCCGCCTTGCGCAAATCAGCCAGGAAGTTCGCCTTCGCTCCAAAAATTCGCCATCTGACGCCGCCTAAAAAAACAATCTGTCCCATGCGCCGAACATGGGCCGGACGCCTCACATCTCCAAGGAAAAGGGCTTTCCATGTCCAGCAAGTTATTCGCCCATATGTTCAAGGGCTTGGTCCAGCAGGTTGGCGGCGTCGAGGCTGCTGCTGCTGCGATTTCTGCCACTGTCGGACACCCGGTCAGTATCGGAACGGTTTCGAAAATCTCGAATGGTCGCGCTGAGGTTCCGATTGCCTGGGCCTATGCCCTTGAAGATGCGACGGGGAATTTCTGTTTCGACGCCTACCGCAATCGTGTGGTCGGAAAGCACGGGGCTGAAATGACGGTCGCCAGCCATTTGGACGTTCTGCGCGAAAGCACCGAGGCTGTTCAGGCCATCGCCCATGTGGAAAGCCAGCCCAGCACCGAGACAATTGTTCGAGCCCGCAAAGAAGTCGCTGACGTCTATGAGCAGCTGGCGGGGGCACTGGCAGCCTATGACGCCATGCTGAAAGAACGGGGGGCCGCAGAATGACCCACCAAATCGACATTCTTGGCCGCCCGCCCATCATGAAAGCCGTCACCCCGAAGCTGCCCGAGATCCGCCCCGCGCTGCGCTGTGAGGGCAGGGACGGGCGCGCGGTGGTTTATGTGCCGTATGCCGCGACCAGCGCGGGGACAATCACCGCACCGGTCACTATGCCGACACCCCCGTGGAGCGGCGAGAAATGAGCCGCCTTTCTGAACATGATCGCGATCAGCGGGATCTGCGAATCTTGGAGCTGTTGGACGAAGGGCTGACGCAAGCCGCCGCCGCCGATGCCACGGGTGTAACTCGGGGGCTGGTTGCCAAACTGGTGAGCCATATCCGGGAGGATATTGCAGCACAGCCTTATCCAGAGCGGGAGCGCGCCCAATGAGTGGGTCCATCCGGCGGGAGGGTGACTATCTCGTGATCCGCCTGCCGGTCAGAGAGGTTCACGGGCTTCGGGTTGCGCTCCAGCCGTGCAGCTGCCGTGCCGCCAAGTCGAAAGCCACCGCCGGGATCCGCGAGAAGTTGGATAAGGGCCTTGCGAAAGCCCTTTTCACCAAACCGACCACCAAAGCCGGGTAGCGCCCGGCGCAGGCCCGGCCGCGGGGATCAGCGGCATCAACCTGGAGAGAAACGATGAATGCTCATGCTGATATTGAACACGACATGGAGGGTGATGCGCCTGACATGAACCTTGAAACCCTGTTTGGCGATTGCCGCGATGCGATGTTGCTGCGGATCCAGACCATGAAAACCAGCTGGGCATTGTGCAACGAATCTGAGCAGAGCGAAATCATCAATGGTCTGGAGCTTGCCGCGAAAAGCATCGTCCGCGCTGCCGTGCGCGAAGTCACTCGGAACGAGTTTCCCCATGCCGTGGTCACCTTGGGCGAGGTCAAAATCAAAGGGGAAAAGGGAATTGAAGGCAAGATTGTCTGTTCCAACATCGAGCACAATCGCAATGTTCTGGGCGATCATGTCGGCTCTATGGTTCAGCTGGTCATGGTCGACAGCGAAGAATTCATGGGTGAGCGCAACCCGGCCGAGGCTGATCCCGATCAGGCTGATTGGTTGAATAGCCCCGATCAGGAAGAGGGCGAAGAGGAAGGGCCGAAAGGGCTGCCCAAGCCCGAGGACTTCGACTGATGACCTCGTTCACGATTCCGGGCAAGCCCTTCGCAAAGCAGCGCCCGAAGGCCGCGGTTAACCCCAATCGAAGGAGCGCCCCATGAACGCAATCAGCACCCCCAAACCAGCGGGCGAGGTCAAACCGCAGCTGGTCGAGCGCATGAAGGACTCGTTGCCGCCTTTGCGGGGACGATACCCGACGAGCCCTGAGCAAGCCAAAGCCGTCCTAAGCGCCGTCGAGCAGCTGGACACGCGGCCCGGCAAGGACTGGATTGCACAACGGATCGTAACACTTCTGACGCACTACTTCGTTGCTGATGTTCACCCGGCGGCCATGCGCGAAGTCGCGAAGGACTGGCAGGCCGAATTGGAGGGGTTGCCCGGTTGGGCGATCGAGGCCGCGTGTTCCTGGTGGCTGTCTCGGCACAACCCAAGCCGCCGCAAGAAACCGCTGCCCGGCGATATTTCCGAGCGGGCCCATCTAGAAGCCCGGATCATTACCGCAGGCCGAAAGCAGGTCGAGTGGTACGAAAAATATGTGGACGACCCGCCCGCCTTCATCGCCAACCTGACTAAGAGCGAGCAGTAAATTTCGGCCTTTCCTTGCGATCCGAACGCGAGAAAGGCCCGCAAGACAAGCGAGGAACCGCAGTGACGAAAGTTCAGACAACTGGCAAAGCCTACAGCAAGGGCGCAAAGCGCCGCGCCAAAAAGGCCAAAAAGGCCAAAAAGGCACCGGCAGGAATTCCGGAGATGGCAAGCGTTCAGCGTCGTCAGGCCAACGGCCAGAAGGCACGGCCAGCCTCTGAGCGGGGAGCCGACAAGGTGGCGCTCAAGGCGCGGTGCAATCAGCGCGGTGTGCCGGAGACGGCCAAGAACCAGCGCGACAGCCGCTCACCCTGGTGGGGCTGCAACGCCGGGCGGGCCATGGCCGATGCGGTCGAAGATCACTCTCAGCGGCTCAAGCTGTGGGACGCGATCCAGCACATGCGCCGGGTGATTGCGGCCTATGACGCCTCTATCGGGGCCCCGAAGCGCCATGCAGCATGTCTGCGTCTGCTCGTGCCGCTGGAGGCGCTGGAGGCGACCGCCGAGACGCCGCCCGTAGACGAGCGGACCCCGGAGGAGCGCAGCCGGGATGCGGTGTCTGGGTTGATGGCTCTAGAGGGCTGGCTGGGTTGGGCTGACAAGGTGGCGGCCAGTGAGGCCAAGCGGGTCGTGTGGGACGACGAGACGGTCAGAGACGCGGACGGGTTGGTGCTGGCCCTGCGGTGCGTGGTCGATGGAATGGAGGGGCGCGAGATGGTGTATCGGGGGCGAGATTTGCGACGGGGTTGACAGGAACCCGCCAAAATGGCACGTTTGGCAAAATCGCGCGGGGTTGTGGGGAAACCACACCTCGCGCTTTTTCGTTTCCAGCATCCACGGGTCATTTCCTTCGCCGGGGCAGCCAGCCACCGGACAGAGCCTCTGGTGCGCGCAAGTGTCAACGGCGCGACCCGTGTGTACCTAGCATGGCGTCGAACCAGAGGCGGCTGGCAATCGGGGGCGTTCATGGCAGATCGTGATCAGGCCGGGCGGTTCTTGCCAGGCAATCGGATTTGGGAATTGTCGCCACCGGGGCCGGGGCGGCCGCCGACCTTCAAGACGAAAAAAGCGTTGTGGGAGGCCGCGGTTGCATATTTCGAGTGGGTCGAGGGCAACCCGCTGCACGAGGCGAAAGCGTTTTCCTACGAGGGCAAAATCACCGTCGCAGAGCTGCCCAAGATGCGAGCAATGACGATCAATGGCCTTTGCCTGTCGCTGGGCGTCAGTACCGAGACCTGGCGTGGCTGGAAGACCGAGGGGCATGAGCTTTTCAGAGAGGATTTGCTGCCGATGATCGAACGGATCGAGGCGGTAATCTATGAGCAGAAATTCACAGGGGCCGCAGCCGAGCTGCTGAACCCGTCAATCATCGCTCGGGAGCTTGGGCTGGCTGACAAAAAGCAGTTGGGCAACGACCCTGAAAGCCCACTGCCGGAACCGCAGGTGACCTTTTTCGCCTTGCCGGACAATGGGCGGGACTAACACAATCCGGCCACAGGAGGGGCCGCAGATGGCGTTCTTGGGGACGCCTGCTGACATCGCGATCTACGGGGGCGGCGCTGGGGGCGGCAAGACCTGGGCGCTGCTGATGGAGCCTTTGCGCCACGTTGCAAACCCCGAGTTTGGCGCGGTGTTCTTCCGGCGGACAACTGTCCAGATCAGGAACGAGGGCGGCCTGTGGGATGAAAGCCAGAAGCTCTACCGGCACCTGAACGCCAAGCCGAAAGAGTTGAACCTCGAGTGGAAGTTTCCATCAGGCGCGACCGTCTCTATGGCGCACCTGGAGTACGACAAGACCGTCAACAACTGGCAAGGCTCCCAGATTGCGCTGGAGCTTTTCGACGAACTGACCCACTTCACCGAAAAGCAGTTTTTTTACATGCTAAGCCGGAACCGCTCGATGTGTGGTGTGCGGCCATATGTGCGCGCGAGCTGCAACCCGGACGCAGACAGCTGGGTAGCGCGCTTCATCGCCTGGTGGATCGACGAAAAGACAGGTTATCCGATACCTGAGCGAGCGGGCGTTCTTCGGTACTTTGTGCGGATCGGCGATGCAATTCATTGGGCCGATAACCCCGCCGATTTGGCCCAGTACACAATGAAAGACGAAGATGGGAACGAGGTTCCGATCCCGCCGAAGTCCGTGACATTCATCCCGGCAAAACTGACCGACAACAAGGCGCTGATGAACGCCGATCCGGGCTACATGGCGAACCTGATGGCGCTCTCGACGGTCGAACGAGAAAGGCTGCTGGGGGGCAACTGGAAGATCCGACCGGCAGGCGGTCTGCTTTTCAGGCGCGGATGGTGTGATGTCGTCGATGCAGTGCCCGCCGGTACAGTCTGGGCCCGAGGGTGGGACCTTGCAGCGACACCAAAAACCGACACCACGCCGGACCCAGACGCCACGGCGGGCGCAAAGATCGGGAAGACACCCGATGGCCGCTATATCGTTGGCGATTTCGTCGAGGACTGGCTTTCACCGAATGGGGTCCGGTCCCTGATCAAGAACACAGCCGCCCAAGACGGGCAGGGCACACAAATCAGCTTGCCGCAGGACCCAGGCCAAGCGGGCAAGGATCAAAAGCAGAATTTGGCCAAGATGCTGACCGGCTATGATGTTCGGTTCTCGCCCGAAAGCGGTGACAAGGTTACTCGCTTTTCCCCGTTTTCAGCTCAGGCAGAAGCCGGGAACGTCGTGGTCCTGCGCGGTCACTGGAATGAAGCGTGGTTCTCATCGCTGGAGGGCTTTCCCGAAGCTGCTCACGATGACGCCGCGGACAGCACGAGTCGCGCCTTCAACGCGCTGAACGAACCCAAAGCTCAGGTGGCCATGATGCTGACAAAGAGGCACCGACGCTAAGGCGCGAAAAGAACGGCCCAGGAGTGATGCAGCCGCTCTTCCGGACCCACCCCAGAAGCTAGGAGCCGCCAGATGACAAAAAAAATTCCATCACCCGAGTTGTTGCGTCAGCTTCTGCACTACGAGCCGGAGACGGGTAAGCTGTTCTGGCGAAATCGGCCTTTGGAAATGTTTCCAGATCGGCGGTCGGCGAACACCTGGAACGCGCGGTTCGCAGGATTGGAGGCTTTTACGGCAGTCGAGAGCAAAGGTTATCTATTCGGATCAATTTTCGGCGCCAAATATCGCGCTCACCGCGTGATCTGGGCGCTCGAAACAGGCAATTGGCCTGTGGAGCAGATCGACCACATAAACGGTGCGCGTGATGACAACCGCATCGTCAATCTGCGAGAAGTTTCGAGCGCCGAAAACGGGCGCAATCGCCGGCGGCCTGATGCCAATACTAGCGGTGTTGTCGGCGTATATTGGAACCGCGCGCGCGGAAAATGGTTGACGCGGATCATAATTGACGGGCGCCAGCACTACTTGGGCTTATTCGTCGATTTTGACGAAGCTGTGGCTGTTCGGAGGGCCGCTGAGGCCGCGCAAGGGTTTCACAAAAACCACGGGAGGGTTTCCGCATGACGAATATTGTGCTGCGGGACCTGCTTGAACTCAGATGAATGCTCTACAGTACATCGCCAATGCTGTGCGTCGTGTAGAAACGATGTTTCCGGGGTATTTCCCTGCGGCCAAGCACAACCACTACCGGGATTTTGGATGGCCTGATCAAGTCTCATTCTCCCAAGTTTACGCGATCTACCACCGCAATGGATTGGGTAAGGCCGCAGTTGAAAAGACGGTTTTGAAGACATGGCAGGACGATCCGGAAATCTGGGAAAGCGCCGAGGCAAAGGAAAGCGAAGGCGAGGCAGATCTTCGGCAGCGTTTCGAGGATCTGATGCTTTGGCAGGCCATGGCTGAGGCAGACCGGCGCTCGCTGGTTGGGGGCTATGCCGGGCTGATCTTTCGGTTCGCTGACAATAAGAGCTTTGATCAACCAGTAGACCGCGTGAATGGCGGGCTCGACGGATTGGTCGAGGTGATCCCGGCCTGGGGCGGCGAGGGCGCGCAGCTAGAGGTCGCCGAGTGGGTTACGGACCAAGAAGATCCGAATTATGGCAAGCCGAAACTGTTTCGTTTCACAGAATCCGCCGTGGGCGACACTCAAAACCAGGTCCGCCAGTTCATGGTTCACCCTGACCGGGTGCTAATCTGGTCGCGGGATGGGACGGTTCATTGCCGTTCCGAGCTGGAAGCCGGGTACAATGACCTGCTGGACGCCGAGAAGGTCAAAGGCGCTGGGGGCGAGGGGTTCTACAAGGCAGCGCGCGGCAATCCGGTTCTGGAAGCTGACAAAGACCTTGATTTGAACAATATGGCTCAGGCGATGGGGGTTCCGGTGACCGAAGTCGCCGACGCCATGAACGAGCAGGTCGAAGACTTCCAGAAGGGCTTTGATAAGCTTCTGATGGTGCAAGGGATGCAGGCTAAGACGCTGCAAATCACACTGCCGACCGGGGACACGTATTTCAATGCGGCGGTGAACTGCTTTGCGGCCTCCTTCATGATCCCGGTGAAAATTCTGCTGGGGTCACAGACTGGAGAGCGGGCCTCGACCGAGGACGCCAACGAATGGAATCTGGTCAACAACGCGCGCCGCGTGAAGCTGGCCAAACCGCGAATTCGCGCGATGCTGCTGCTGTTTCAGCGCGTCGGAATCCTTCCGGAACGGGACTGGACGATCAATTGGGCCGATCTGACTGAGGCCAGCCGGGACAAGAAGATCGAGCGGGCAATCAAGATGGCCGACATCAACCAAAAACAAGGCGACATGGAGCGCGTCTGGACGCCTGAAGAAATTCGGGTGGCTTCCGGCGACGAAGGGCTCGCGCCCGAAACCACAGAGGACGACGAATGAACCAAGTACGCGTCAATATCCGCACGGCGGTAAATAGTTCGAAAATCCGCCGCGAACGCCGCGACGGGCGCGATGTGATCGTTGTCCCCAGTGCGACACTTCCTGACGGGGTGGTCATGAATGGCGTCCGGTATCCCGCCGAGGAAATTTCAAAGAGCTTTGCCTCTCTGGACGGCACTCCGGCCCCCCTGGGGCACCCTACGCTTAACGGCAGCTTTGTCAGCGCCTCGGATCCGCGCGGCATGGTGCGCGGCTTTGTCGGGGCGTGGAACGAGAATGTTCGCCAGGAAGGCGGCCGGGTCCTCTTGGACAAGGTGATCGACGTCGATTACGCCAAGCAGCTGGAGGGCGGTCAGTCGGTGCTGAATGCAATCGAAAAAGGCGAGCCGGTGCATACCTCCACAGGTTTGCTGTGCAACCTCGAAAACTGCGACGGCGATCAGCCTGACGGCGCTGAGCGTGTCGCCCGGAATATCCATTTTGACCATGACGCCATTCTGATTGGCGAGGATGGGGCAGCGACACCGGACCAAGGTGTCGGGATGTTGGTGAATAAGGCCGTCGATAACGAAGGCCAAGAAATCGAGGTTATCAACTCGGCGATTGACGATGCTGAGCGGCACCTCGACTGGGCGGGCATGAGCCTGTTCCGAGCGCTCGAAGAGCGTGAACAAGCTTCCAAATGGGAGCGCTTTAAATCCGCGATTATGGAGGCCCTAGGCGCATCCGAGCGGGAACACTCTGCAAACACAGGAGACGCAGACATGGCTGACGAAAAACAGCTGAAAGAGCTTTCCGATCAGATGAACGCCATCACGGAAAGCCTGAACGGCCTTGGCGACAAGATCACCAACGCGATTGCCGATGGTATCAAGCCTCTGACCGACAACATGGAGGCGCTGCAAAACGCCCAGAAAGCCAAAGACGAGGCCGAAAAAAACGGCCTGGTCAACAAGGTGGTGAAAGCCAACCTGCTGACCGAAGACGTCGCCAAAGGCCTGAACCTGGACGCGCTGAAAGAACTGGCAAACAAGGCCGAGCCCGGCAAGGCAGCCGTCCTGAACGGCGGTGGCTTCGGCGGCGGCACCAGCGATGACTGGGCCGGTTACGACTTCAATGCCGCCATTGATGACAAGGGGGACAAATAATGTCTGGCAATGTCATCTATCGCGGCCCGATTGACCGGCAGCCGCGCACGATCAACAAGCCGGTGTCGGGGGCCTATCTGCCCGGCACCTTTGTCGAGGACACCGGGTCGGCCCTGACGCAGATCACCACGGCTCTGGCTAAGCGCCCGCTGTTGCTGAGCAACGCTGACTTTGTCGGGCAAACCATCGACACCGCCTATACCTCTGGCGACACCGGCGTGGCCTATGAACTGGAGCCCGGTCAAGTGTACCAAGCGGCCCTGGCGGCGGCGACCTACGCCAAAAACGATCCGCTGACCATCTCGGCCTCGGGTCGTCTGGCTGCAGCGGTTACCGGCGACAAGGTGGTCGCCTTTTTCGATGACACCCCCGGCGCATACACCGCAGGCCAGCTGGCCGATGTTGTGATCGCTGACGGCTACATCGTCCCGGCATAAGGAGAACCTGATATGCTTCGTTTCACGAAAGAGCAGCAGGAAATCCTGCTGAACAACCGCCGCGCTTTCAAAGCGCGGCAATCCGCAATGGCGAATGCCTTCGGCACGACCATGCTGGGCAATGCCCAGACCCTGCCGAAAGACGTCTGGGGGCAGTGGGACCGCGAGGCCGTTGAGTTGCAGCGCTCGGTTCTGGCCGTGTTCAACACCTTGGCGGCAACGCTGTCCAAGCCTGTGCCCATCGGCAAGCTGATCCACTACTTCCAGACCGTCAGCGACAGCGGGAAGGCAAATATCTCGCTGGATGGCCGCTCCAAAGGCCGGACCGATAAGCCGACCTTTGATTACCACGGCACTCCGCTGCCGATCATCAACGTCCCGTTTGGGTATGGATGGCGTGAAGTCGAAGCGGCGAAATCCGAGGGCTACAACCTGGATTCGGCGGGGCGCATGAACGCCATGCGCGAAGTGGCCGAGACCTTGGAAGCGGCTGCGCTGGAAGGCTACGCCACGATCACGGTTGATGGTCAGGCATCCTACGGCCTGCGGAACCACCCCAAGCGCAACACGCGCGCAACCGGGGTGGCGCTGAACGGCGCGACTGGCGCACAGTGGCTGGCCGAGGTCACCGCCACGCTGAAACTGCTGCACGGTGACAACTTCAAAGTTCCGGCGACCATCTTTGTGAACTGGGATGACTGGTTCTATGCGACCACGACCGAGTTCACTGCGGGCTATCCGAAAACCATTGCGCAGCGCGTGCTGGAAATCGGCGGCGTTCGCGAGATCGTGCCTGCCGACAGCGTGAGCGCCAACGAGCTGATTGGCGTGGTCAAAGATCGCCGGGTTGTCGAAATCCTGAACGGTATGCCGATGGCCACGCGCGCCCAGTTCCGTGCGGATCCCGAAGACGATTACGACTTCGTGACCATGGCAGCTGCAGCGGCCGAGATCAAATTCGACGCCGAGGACAACTGCGGGATCGCCCATTCGAGCTGATGAATTCCGGTGTGGGGCTGGGCAACTAGCCCCCATCCCGAATTCACCAAAGGAGAAACCTCATGAAATTCGAAATCACTCAAAAAGGCGTTTACGATAAGAGCGGCAAACGTGTTCCCGTTGGCAAGGTTCTGACCTTGAAGGGGGACGAGATTCCATCGAACCTGGTTGGAAAAGGCCGCTCTCTGACCCCCGTGGTCGCCGATGACGGCGAGGACAAACAGGCCGTGATCAATCCGGCGAAAAAGGACGCCTAACCCATGGCCTACGGCGATCTGACGGGGTTTCGCGAATACGCAAGCGCGCGTGGAAACGCAGCCCCGTCGTCCGCATCTGATGTGGACGCCTCGGCTGCCTTGCAGCGGGCAAACGACTACATCGCCTATTTCTATGTGGGCCACTTCGTCACCACGCCCGGTAACGACACCGTGGTTGCGGCAGTGTACGAGGCGGCGCAAGTGGAACTGGGCAAGCCTGGGTTTTTTAACAAGACCTACACCCCCGGTGAGGCCAAAGTTCTGACCGAGGTCAAAGGGATCCGCTGGACAGTCGTCGGTAACGCCGGGGCTGATGGCGCGATGACCCCAACAAGCACCATCATCGAGGCTATGCTTGGTAAATATGTGGCGCGCGGCCAGGGACTTGGGCTGAGGTCGGTCGGATGAGCGGGGCAGACATCGCCGCCGAGATCGCCGAGGCGCTATCCGAAGCGGGCGAGGCTGTGGGGCAGGGCGAGTATATCGCCACGCTTACCCGCAAAGGCACCGAGAGCGCATCTGACCCGAACGCGGGCACCCCCTGGGGAGACGCGGCGACCGGCAATGAGCCTGAGCCGGACACCTATGACGTCACGATCTTGGATGAAGGTAGCAAGACGCGCCACAACCGGGATGACAAAGGGGTTTTGGTGCCACGCACGGCGCGGGTTTTGACGATTGCGGCAACCGGCGAGGCCCCGCAGATGGGCGATGTGATCACATTGGCAGACGGCAAGCACGAGATTGCCAGTGTCAACCGCGTAGCCCCCGGCGGCGTGGCCTTGCTTTTTGAGGTCGAACTGAAACAATAGGCGCGTGTATCGCTCCTTTCATATTTGGCGTATTTGCCAGCATCTGAGCCAAGGCAATCTGCGGATGGCCGTGGATGCCTGGGCAACGCCGCATGATGAGTTTTCGCTTGTTGACGCGATGATCCTTGTCGCGTGGATCGAGGGAGTTCGAGCGGAGATTGCCAAGCGCGCAATGCCGCCTATCATCTGAGGGCCACCCCCCAATGCCACGAAACACCACCGCCGCACAGCGGGCCGCTCTGGCCGCGCTGCTGGACAAGTATGGGCCGATCATTCGAACAGCGTTCATGGATGCTGTCTATCAGGCACGCGCGCGTGTGGATGTTGGCGCGCTGATTGAAGCGCTCGACCGTGGGGCCTTGGGTGACGCTGCTGAAATGTTCCGAATGGAGCAGGGGGATTTTTCTGCGCTGCGCGAAGCCATCCGGCAGACATATTTTGCGGCGGGCGCTGATACTCGTTCATTGCTGCCAAGGCAGATTGCTGCCGCTTGGGGGTTTGACGGCTATAATCAGCGGGCACAGGCCTACCTGGAGGCCAACGGCGCGGCGCTTGTTCAGGGCATCGTTGAAGACACACAAGAGGCTGTCCGTCGGGCGCTGGTGGATGCAATCGAAAGTCCGCGGACCGGTGGGCTGCGCGCCGCTGCACTCGACATCACCGGCAGAATGAGCCGAGCAACAGGCCGCCGCGAGGGCGGGATAATTGGATTGACCGCCGAAATGACCGATTGGGTGATCAACGCGCGGACAGACCTGACGAATTTGGACCGCCGGTATTTCACCCGCAAGCTGCGGGACCGTCGGTTTGACCGGACCGTCGCGGCCGCGATCCTAGGCGGAAAACCGCTGACCCAAAAACAGATCGACCGCATCACAGGTCGATACAAGGACCGGATGCTGGCCTATCGCGGCAAGAAGATCGCAGAGGACCAGGCATTCCGCGCACAGGCCGAGAGCCGCGAAGAGGCGATGTTGCAGGTAATGGAGCGCCCAGACGTCGAGGACGTGACGCGAAAATGGCAGCTAGGTTTTCCCAAAGAGCATCGGGAAAATCATGTTGCCCTGGCTGGTAAGGTGATCAGCCTGAGCGAGCGATATGACCTTGGGAACGGGATCACCGCTCGTTGCCCGCATGATACCGACCTGCCGATCAGCGAAACCGCTGGGTGCCGTTGCTCTGCTGCCTATCGAGTGAAGCTAAAAAGGGGCGTGTGATGTCGAAAGTTGGCTGGGCCGGATACCTTGCTGCTGAGGTTGGCAACATCAAAGAAGACGTGCGCTACGTCCTCAATGAGGCCGTGCAGGACGTGATCGAGGGGGCGCAGACACCACAGGCCCCTGTGAGCCAAACAGGCGGCACCTTCGAGACCGGAAAAATCGCAGTTGATACCGCCGAACTGATCAACAGCCTGCATTTGGATGAACAACATATCGGCAAAAGCCCCGAAGTTGTCGGTTTGATCGAACCCGGCACCATTCAGACATTTGAATGGCAGGCACCACATGCGGCGGCGCATGAGTTCGGGTTTCGTATCGCAAGTGATGAGGACACAGACTACGGCGGCGATGTAGATGTTCCAGGGCGCTTCTTTGCGACGGAAAATGCCGCCAAGTTTGGCGAACGCATCGAATATCACGCAAAGGCGCTGAAAAAATGACCCCAGCGCAGATTTTGAACGCTCTCGGGCAGCACCTGCTGACCTTGCCGGACTGCCCGCCTGCCGGATGGCCAAACAAGAAGCTTTCGCCGCTGCCCGAGCCGCCATATCTGCTGTTGCAAATAGCCAGCCGCAAAACAATTGACCCCACGCTGACCGGAACATGTGAGACCAGTTCGGGGCGGGGTGTTGTGCTGGTCGTGCACAAAAAGAATGACTACAGCACGCAAGCCGACGATTTGGCCGAAGCCGTGAAGCAGCATTTTCGCAAGGGCCCATTGGGCGATCTGACGATCAAGCTTTCGCAGGTGCTTGGCGGATACCCAACGGATACCGACTGGCGTGTGCCGGTTGCCGTGGATTGGACCACCTGAATTTGCCCCGCGCTCGGGCTGGCGTACGCCGAACAGAGGGCACCCAAACATCAACCAAACGGGCCCCGCTATCGTGCGGGGCTTTTTGCTTTTGAAAGGGCAAAGCAATGGCACCTAAATCAAACATCGGAAAGAGCATTTTCTTTGCTCCTGCGCTGTCCGCGACGAATGACGCCGCCGGGTTCGAGGCACTGGCCTGGGTCAAGGTGGATCATCCGGTTCAGGCCCCGCAATTTGGCATCAGTCACAACAATATTGATGCGCCGGACCTGACCTCGGGATTCACCACCGGACTGAAAGGCGCGGCCTCGGGCCGGGACAGCCAATCTTCGTACCGGATTGATGGCGGCGCTTTGACCGCTGGCCAAGAGGACGTCAAAAATTCTGCAGAGGCTTTGGGGAGCGTTTGTTCTATCAAAGTCGTGCGCGGGTCTGGCTCCGATGCCGCCCCGGTCGCAGGTGACCCGGTCGAATACGCGCAGGGCTATGTTCACAGCTATGTCGAAAATCAGGCGACGGACAACAGCTATGAGGGCTTCTCGGTCAACTTCAAGCAAAACGCCGTTTCGGTCAAAGCAACCGAGCCCGCCTGATCTGGTTAGCACCTTCTCTGCTGACCGGACTGGCCGCGCCGCGATGGGGTTGGCGGCGCGGCCTCAAACCCCATGACCCCAAAATGACGGAGACCCCCAATGGATTTTCTGAAAGAATATGACGCCCGCGCGGCGGCCGAAAATCTGATCGAGTATGAATTGCGCGATCAAGCAACAGGCAAGGTGATCACCAACGGCAAAAAGCCTTGCGTCGTGCTGATACGCAGCACCATGTCCGAGGAGATCCTGTCGGCAGATCGCGCCGAAAAGAACGCCGCCATGACGGAAGCTTTCCGCCGGGCAAGGGCTGCAAAAAACGAAGGTGGCGAGGCCGAGGCGAGCGTCGATTTCGACTGGTCAAGGATTGAGGAGCAGATCAACAATCGCGCCATCAGATTGATCGCGGGATTTCGCAACATGCAGACCAAGGGTGACAGCGGCCCCCGAGAACTGACCGTGGAAGATGCGTCAGCCTTCGTGGCGCTGAACAGAATCAGCGAAGACCACCATTGGCGGCGGGTTATTCCGCTGGTCAAAAACGACGGGGAAAAGGAGAGAGATTTCGTCAAGCGCAAGGCCAAGGTCGAAAATGAATGGCTGCAAGCCTCTTTCGCCCAGCAGATCGTTGACGCAGCATCGGAGCATGCGGCCCTGCTGGGAAAGCGCGTGACGCACTGACGCTCTGGGCTGCGCAAATCGGGTTCTTGTGTGCGGTGATCGAAGGAGAGCAGAAAACCCGTTTGGAGCAAATCAGAGCGTCCGGTGACACCCCGGATTTGCCTGACTTGCTTCTGGCAGAACATCTCTGCGAGGCCATGTTCAAGCTTGGCCCTACGCGCAGCCTCGGCTTTGGTGCGGAGCCTACAGGCTGGTCCGAGATCGCGCCCTTCGCCCAGGCAACGGGCCGGGTGCGCAATAGCTGGGAGGCCGAAACGCTGTTCGAAATGTGCCGGTCTTTTCATGAAGAAAATCAAGCCGGGAAAAGCCCGTTCAGGATCTCGCCGATGGAAAGGGAGGGGTAGGGAGAGGGGCTACAGCAACCCAAGCTCTTTTGCTCTCTGGTAATTCGCTTTCTGGGATCAACTCTGCGTACCTTTCAAGCGATCAAGGTCGGAAGAAATCTCTTCGATTGATCTGGTCGGTTTGTCTGGAGCGCGCTCGGTGGAGGCTGAGAATCCATGCTGATGGTCATCAGCCTTAACGACCGCTCCACGAATATCACTCAGCAGGGAAATCACCTTCCCAAAGGCGAAGAACAGAACGCCAGAAATGGCAATTGAGATGGCAATGACGAAAAACTCAAACCCGCCATCGGTGAGCCCGATCAGCACCGAAACTGCTGCGAGCGCCCAAGCGGCGTAAGCGAGCCAGTAAAGAGCAGACATATTGAAAACCTCCTTCTTAGATAAAGTGGGAAGTTTTCTCGTTTTGAGGGGAAAGGCAAGAGATGAGTGCAAATGCAGGTAGTTTGACACTTCTGGTGGATTCTACGTCGGTTACCGACGGCGAGCGGGTCCTCAATTCGTTCGAGCGTACGGGCGCTAAGACCGAACGGAATGTCAAAGCCAATATGGCGCAGGTTGAGCAGGCAATGAAGCGCCTCGGCCAGCAAAGCAAAAGCACAGAAGAAACGGCCAGCATGTTGAGCCGAGGGTTTGAGAAGCTAGGGATAGAGGCTAGCGGAGCGCGCATGGGGATGCGAATGCTTCCGTATCAGCTGAACCAGATCGCGCAATCTGGCGCAGTGACGGGACGTTGGATGACGTCAATCACGACGCAGATCCCTGATATTCTTGCCGGTTTTGGAAGTATGCAGTTGGTTCTGGCCGGCGGTGCGGCGGCTATGGCGGCGGCATTTATTCCGGCATTGGTTGGCACATCATCTTCAATCGAAGATTTGGCGAAGAAGATCGAAGATGCAGAGGACGCTCTCGATCAATATAAATCCGCTGCGGAATTGGCCGCCATGACGACTACGCAGCTTGAGGAGCGATTTGGCTCGGCAGGAAAGTCTATGCGCTCGCTGCTTTCAGTTATCGAGGACTTGAAGCAACGAGAGGGCCAGCACGCCATAGATGCCCTTTCTGAATCGGTTTCAGAACTTCTTGCTGTGGCCGGGGACGGTGAAAAGCGCAGTGCGATTGCTGATTTCTTCGACGTTAACATCTTCTTGGCATTCACCGATAAGGCTCGCGATGCACGTAAGGTAGCGCGAGAACTAACAGGGGACTTTTTGGGGGCGCAGAGAGCGCTTGAGTACGCATCAACAATTGAAGACGGAACTAAAAGACTTGATGCTCAAATCGTAGCATCTGAAAGGCTTTTGAATGCGTCTATCGGTCTCGCGGAGGCTGATGGCAAGCGAACCAAAGAAGAAGACAAGTTCATTGCGAAGGTCGCGGATTCTCTGAAAAAAATGAGGCTTCTTAGGGGGGCAGTTGAGGATACTGAAAGAGCCGAGGAGAAAAAGTCCGAAGCCGCCGCCGAAATTGTTTCGAAGTACGAGCGTCAGGCAGAGATGGCTATCGCCATCGCAACTTTCGGAAAGGACAGCGCGCAGGTTGAGGCCCTGAAGCGGGCCGAGGCCATTCGAACAGCTCAAGCGATGGTTGATCAAGCGGGGCTGTCTGGCGATGTTGCGCAGAATGTCCTGAATGCTGCCAACGCCGCTTTTGACGCGGAGACAAACAGTGTGCGAGCGGCAGCAGCGCTGCGTGACGCTGAAGAAGCCGCGAGGGCTTTGGCATCAGCTGTGGCATCGGCGGCTGGGTTTTCTCTTAGCTTGGATAATGGCATTCGCGTCCTAGAAGCGGAGATAAGGGCGCTGGAACGCGGCGCAGATGGAGCAATTGCGTCAATCATCGAGACAAAACGCCTCAGAGCCGAGCAGGCGTATCAAGATCAGATCGCGGCGGGCCAAGATTGGGTCATTGCGAACGCTCGCAGGGCTACAGATTTGGCGCAGATCGCGCGTCAAGAGGAATTGCTCAAGCAGAAAAAGGGACTGACTAGCGCCACAAAGAAGGCAGCCAAAGCCGGGGCACGCGCCACCAAGGAAACCGAGCGCCAGCTTGACGCGATCCGCGCCAGCATCGACCCGTTTCACAGCTACAACAAGAAGATGAAAGAGCTTGTCGCCCTGAAAAAGCATCTTTCGGATGATGAAATGGCGATGGCGATCAAGAACCTAAACATGGAACTGGCCGATAGCCTTCCTTTGGTTGGGGAATTGAGCGATGCGATTGCGGGCGCTATCGTGGCCGGTGACAGCCTGAGTGATGCGTTTGCGAATGTGCTGCGGCAGATGGCCCAGGACGCGCTGAGTTCGGGCATCAAGGCAATTCTGACCGATCAGCTGACACCTGGCACCGGAGGCGGAGGGTTCTTCGGTACAATTTTGGGCGGCTTGCTGGGGAAGACCGGCGCAACGGAGGCCGAGGCCGTTACGCAGATGGCTGGCAGCACCAAAAAAACAGACTGGTTCAACCCGCCGCTTATCGCGAACAGCACGGATATTCCGAAGTCGTTCAAGCCGCAGACGGTCAACAACACAAGCTCGAACCAAACAGTTCTGACGGTTGTTGTCGATGTCACCGGGGCCAATGGCGATGAGGCGGTCAAGAAGATTGCTGAGGAAGCCACGCGGAAAGGCATCGAGCAGGCAGCGCCGAAGCTGATCGGGCAGTCGGTGGATGCAACATATGAACGCTCTGCCGAATATCCGCTTGGGAAGCGCCGCAAATGAACATCTACACCTTTCCGCCTGCGCCGATCACGGGCTGGCTGCCGAATGAAGAGCTGCCCACGCGCCGTAGCGAATACGCGATGGACGGCAAGCGGGCAGTGTCCACGGCTGGACCTGCGCGGCGCACGTTGCAGCTGACCTGCGGGGCGCTGGGGCGGGGGCACAATGGCGGTGCGGGCTATCTGGCGCAGCTTTGGCGCTATATCGACGGTGGCGTCGGGCTGGTGCGGCTGAACTTGCCGCCGACAAACTGGCATCTGGATCAGATCGGGCTGCGCCGCTCGATTGGCAACAGGGTCGTGCCCGGCGTCGATGGCGGGAATCCTGTCGTTCTGGTGAACGGGGTCACGCCCGTCACCGCATTCGGCAACACGCGCCGGACAGCCGCGCCTTTGGTGCTGGCGGGGTATCCTCATGCGGTGACCGTGACCGGCCTGCCGCCCAACATCATCGTAGCGCGGCCCGGAGACATCGTGCGCGTCTGGGATGCTGGCACCCCCAGCACGGCGCGGGTGCTGGATCTGACGCGCTCGGATGCGGATGGCGTGGCCGAGGTGCCTGTGTCGGCGGCGCTGCCTGCCGGGGTGATCGCCTTTGCGGATGAGGAAAGCGCAGTGTTCGAGGTGCTGGAATACAAACCCGGCGCGCAGGCGATTGGTCAGAACTGGTCGATCGGCCTGTCGCTGCGCGAGCAGCTGGACAGTGAAATCTCAGATCCCGTTGAGGTGAACCCGTGGCGCTGAATATTCCGGTTGAAATGCGTGACGCAATCCTGGCGGGCGGTTTCCATCCGGTGATGCTGGTTTATGTGGACTGGCCTGGCGGCGCAGTGCGTGTCCATTCGGGCGTGGGTGAGCTGACATGGGATGGGCATACCTGGACCGGGGTCCGCGGCTTTGGCTTTGTCAGCCTGCCGGTCGTGGCGCGCGGGATCGGGCAGGAAACGGGGCTGCTGCAATTTGGCGGGCTGGACGCGGTGATTGATCAGATGGTCGGGGCCGATAGCGCAGGCGCGCAGGTGCAGGCGTGGTTCGGCGTTCTGACGGAACGGACGCCCGCGCCGCTGCTGACCGATCCGGTTCGCATGTTCACCGGCACGATCGACGATGCAGGCGACACGATCAGCGCGGATGCCAGCTCACGTCAGGGGCAGCTTACAATCGTGTCTGGCCCCTCGCAGATGAGCGGGGGCAGCCCGACGCATACGTTCGAGGATCAACAGCTTGCCTCGGCGGGCGACACGGCGGGCCGCTGGGTGCGCACGTCCATCGCCTCGGCTACGGCGAATGTGCCGACATGGTGATGGCTCTGGTGGATCAGGTCTATCTGCGGCCCTTTGAGTGGGGGCACTCTGACTGCTGCACACGGGCCTGCGATGTGTTCCGGGCGCTGCATGGCGTGGACCCGATGGCACCGCTGCGCGGGCGCTATGACGGGCCTGTGGGGGCTGCGCGGCTGATCCGGTCCTATGGTGGCTGGCAGGCAATGTGCGCCACGCTGGCGGCGCGCGCGGGGTTGATCGATGGCGTGGCTGCGTCCGGCGCTGCCCTGGGGTTGGTGCAAAACGGCCCGCGCGATTTCGCGCTGGGGATTGCGGTGGCGGGCGGTTGGGCGCTGCCGGTGGATTGCGGCGTGGTGATCGCGCCGGACGTAGTAAATTCGTGGGGTCTGAATGGCTGAAGCAATTGCAGGCAAGCTGATCGCTTTGGGTGTCGGGGAAACCGTCGCGGCCACCATCGGATCAATCGCGTCGTCTATCCTGCTGTCCACGCTGGCCGCCCAACTGCAAAGGCAGTCAAGCAATACCGACCGCGAGCTTGCCTATCCGACCAGCCTGCCGGCCAAACGGTTCGTCTATGGCACGGATCAGATCGCAACCGGATCACCGGCACCGGCCTGGGTGGTGCAGGACGGGGTGCTGTACTGCTGCCATATCTTGAACAGCCGCCCGTCTGATGCCGTCTCGCAGGTCATTCTGGACAAGCGCTATTTGGATTTCATCGGCGATATTTACGACTTCACCGGCGCGGGCGCGGATCCGGTGCATGACAAGCTGTCAGGCTATGCCAACTTCTGGCTGGGGCTTGGCGATCAGTCGGGTCCGCCCGATCAGATCATGACCGAGGTGGGCGATGCGACCGCCACCGATCAGGAAAAATTCTGGCCTACGGATCGCTGGAGCGGCTGCACGGTTCTGTGGGGGCGGTACAAAAAGGGCCGGTCGCGCACCATGGCGGAACGCTGGCCCTCGGCCCCGCCCGAGGTGGGCGCGATTGGCAATTGGACCAAGGTCTGGGACCCGCGCGACGGCGCGCAGGACGCCTATGATCAGACCACCTGGACGGTGAAAAACAACGCCTGGCTGGCCGTTCTGGACGCGCTGCGGAACAACCCGCTGGCCCGCTGGTCGCTGAATCAGATCGACCTTGACAGTTTCATTGCAGCGGCCAATGACGCGGACGCCACGCGGCTGCGGCTGGACACCAGCACCGAGCCGCGATGGCGGATCGGCGGGACGGTGGGGTTTGGTGGCGGTTCGGTCCTGCTGGATGTGATCGCACCGATGGTGGCGGCCACGGGCGGCGATCTGCTGATTTCGGGCGATGGGATCACGGCCATTCCGGCGCAGGCGCAGACGCCCGTGACGACTGTGACCAACTGGCTGAAAGGGCGCGCGATGACGTTTCGGGCGCGGCAAAAGGGCAGGGATGTGCCCAAGGCGGTGCAGGCCACCTGGCCCCAGCCCGAGGCCAAATGGGAGTTGCAGACCCTGACGCCCGCTGTGGTGCCGGGGCAGACCTGGCTGGGCGGTGAGGATCGGGTCGAGCCGTTGGATTTAGGGCTGGTGCCATTCGCCGGTCAGGCGATGCACCTGCAACAGATCGCGGCCCGCAAGAAATCCATGGGCCGCGAATTGTCGTTCCTGGCAGGTCCAGAGATTTTTGCCAATGGCGCGCAGGCCGGTGATTGGCTGAGCGTCGATCTGGGCGCAGATTTTGCCAGCCGGAACGGGACATACGAAATTCAGCAATCCGCGCCCGGCGAATGGCTGGAGGCCGAGGATGGCGTGGCTTTCCAGCAGGGCGTGACGCTGCGCGAAACCGCGTCCAGCATTTTCGATTGGGATCCGGCCACCGATGAGCAAGAGGTCTATGTGCCGAATTCCGTCGCTGAAATCGACCTGTCGCTTGCCGCGCCTGCCTCGCTGACGCTGACCACGGATCTAACTTATGGTGTGACCGGCGAGCCGGTGATTGATCTGGCGATCACGCGGGCAGCGAATGACTACACCTCGGACGGGGCTACGTGGGAATGGCGTCCGCAGCCGGGCGCGCCGGACTGGCGGGCTGGGGGCACGATTGACGCGTTGCCGCGGCTGGATCCGGGCGACAATCAGGCGCTGCGCGCGCGTCTGACGGGGTTGGCCCCAGGCGAGACCTACGAGGTGCGCGCGCGCCTGACTGCGCCCAGCGGGGAATCGGCCTGGATCACAGCGTCTATCGTGGCCGCTAGTCCGTCGCTGGATCTGGACCCGCCAGAAAATGGCTTGGCCACCGGCGGCGCGGCACAGATCACCGTGCAGTTCACCACGCCGAACGCGGCCGATTTCCGCGCTATCGAGTTCTGGGGCAGTGATACGGACGATGCGCTGGCCGCGACCCTGCTGGCCACCACCTACAGCGGCCAAAATCAGGACCGCGCGCATACCGAAACAGGCCTCGGGGCTGGGGTGACGCGGTACTATTTCGCCCGGTCGCTGGGGCCGAATGGTGCGGTCAGCGCCTTCACCGCCAGCGTCAGCGCCACGACTGATCCGTAGCAGAACAGCACAGTTCAACAGACCCGCCCCGCCAACGTGCGGGGCTTTTTTTATAGGAGCAATCATATGCCCGCACCTCAAGTGCCTGTGACGAATGATGAATTCGATATCAACAAGGTCAACGAAGCCCTGGCTGAAAACTACGACAATATCGAGGATCATAAATCCGACGCCGCCAATCCTCATGGCGTCACAGCGGCGCAGATTGGCGCGGCACTGGATTCAGATGTTCAGGGTATTCTCGCGGTCGATGTGGTGCGACCTGGCGAAGACCCAACTTCGTTTTCCGCCGATCTGACCGGCGATCCGGCGCAGCGCGCGGTGATCTCGGACGGTGTGGTTGTCGTTGACGACGACCTTGGCGCGGTCTGGTCGCTGCCTGCCAGTGCTTCCATTGCGCCGCGCCGGGCCTATGCGATCGAGGCGGGGCGTATCTACCGGCTGCGGATCGTTTTGAATCGCCTGGTGGACGGCACGGACCCCAACAACGACGCCGTGGAAATCCGGTGGCAGAACCTGAGCAAGAGTAAGGCGGCCGTCAGCAATGTGGTGCTGCACCTTTACGACGATCTGCTGATCGCCTCGGGCGTTCAGGTCTACAGCGTCCTGATCAGTGCTGACGTATCTGGCGCAGACTATGTGCCCCCGGCCACGGCGCGCTATGGCCTGCCCGAGATCCGCACCTATGGCGGCGACGGAAAGCTTGGAGTTGCGGCTGTCGCCTGGGATGACGTGACCGAAGCCATTGCCCTACAAGCCGCGCTGGATGGCAAGGCCACGGCGGGGCAGGGCGCGAAGGCTGACACGGCACTGCAACAGGCCGATCTGGATGGCCACAGGGCTGAGGCTGACCAGCACCCGATCGGCGGCGTCACGGGGCTGCAAGATGAACTGGATAGCAAGGCGGCGGCGCCGGATCTTGAGGCGGAGGTTGCAGCCCGGATGGCGTTGATGGATGCACCAGCGGCTTTTCAGTCCGATGCGCTACTGGAAATCCAGGATGCCGCTGGAAAAATTCTGGCCCGCGTCGATAAAGACGCCATTTGGCACATGATCTTGGCGCAGCTCAAGCGCGGCGATGGTCTGGAGGTGGCCACGTTTGCGCAGAACGATGTGCCCGGTCTGGTCGTTGTTGGGCCAGCGGGCGAGGTCGTGTTTGACAGCCGCGCGCTGCCTGACACCCTGGCGACCAGTGACGGTATC